TTGATATCAATTGTTAAAGCTGAAGAAGTAAAGATTAATAAAGAAGATTTCACTAATATTATTAATAGTTGTTATCCAGATTTCCGAAGAGGCATTAACGCTTTACAAAAGTATGCTTTATCAGGAGGTAAAGAAGGTATGTTTGGAGATATATCTGAGCTTTTTGACGGCTTGATAGATCTTCTACGAAATAAAAAATATACAGCTATAAGAAAGTTTATTATTGAGAATGAAACTGTCTTTAATAACGATTATGATGTTTTATTTAAGAAGTTATTTGATTATATTTTTGATTCTTCTATAGATGTAGACAAAAAGAGAGACTGTCTTTTAACAGTCTCTAGATATTTTTATCAGAATAGTCAATGTATTGATCAGGAGATCAACTTCTATTCTTGTATCCTTGAATTAAGCGTTTAAGTACTTCGCAGTAGTTAACTTATAATCTCCGTTAGGTACTTTAGTTTGCTGACCAACATCAATCGCTGCATCTTCTACTTCTTCAGGTTTTAATGTAGTGGGATCTTTTTGATCGTTAGTAGGATCTTTTTGAGTACCACGGGCATCTGCAGAAGATATACTAAACTCCAATAATTCTAAAGGAATAGTTAAGCTGTTTTGATATAACCCTGGGGCGTATTCTACTGCAATATCTGCTAATTGAGTTTGGGTATCTGTTGTACCTGTCTCATATACAGCTTTTTTAATAGTAGATAACATAAGAGGTTTACCTTGTTCTGATAAAGTTTTAATCTCTTGTATATAGTTTTGCCTAGCTTCATCAAGAGATTTATACCAATCTGAAGATTCGCAGTTACCTTTGATCTTAACATAATCCCCAGCAATAGGACCGGATTTTACAAATCGACCAATTTGTTGTTCAAATATAGTATCGAATTTACTCATTTAAATTATTTATTCTTTTAAGCCTTTTAAAATTAAATAATTATACATGGCTCTTAAATTAGATATCCTAAAAGATGTAAAGAATAGGGATAGTTATCGTAATTACTCTTATGCAGACTTACATTTAGATATAGAACTTAATAGTTTTCTCTCTAATAAAACTGTTGGCGCTAATAAAAACAATCAAGATTTAAAAATAAGTTATGATGAAGCTGCAATTTACAACTCTATAAGAAACACTTTTAATACTAAAAAAGGACAAAAAATATTATCTCCAAATTTTGGATTAGACCTAGAACAGTATTTATTTGAGAACATATCAAAGGAAAATGGAGATCTAATAGGTAATACAATTTATGAAGAGTTATCGTTGTATGAACCCCGAGTTACAGTAGATAGTGTAGATATAATTGCACGACCTGATCAAAACGAATATAAAATTAGTATATCTATCATAATACCATCATTAAATAATAAAAAAGGGACCGCTAGCGGATTACTAACAGCAACAGGGTTTAGGTACACATAAAAATGGCAAAATATACACAATTCGATTTACCGACAGACGCATATGCAAGCTTTGATGCCCAAAGCTTACGAGATCTAATCATATCTAGAATTAATAACGACACCAATATTAATTTTACAGATCAAAACTTTGAAGGTAGTAACATCTCTGCGCTTATAGATATTATTTCATACTCATATCATACTTTATTGTTTTACTTAAATCAGACTAGTTCAGAGAGTAATTTTAATGATGCAGAGTTATATGAAAATATAAATCGCATAGTCAAACTTATTGATTATAAACCTGTAGGTAAACAATCAAGTGTGTTACCAGTGAACATAAAAGGTACAAGTGATTTATCTGCTGGTTACTATACGGTACCTAAATTTACGTTTGCAAGCACCGGAGGTAAAACATTTACCTTTACTAACGACCTTACATTTGAAAAGGTAACATCTGAAACAGAAACTATTACAGCAACAGGTAACCAATTATTATATGAAGGAACTATAGAAGAATACCCTATAGTTAATCCTATAGGAGAAAAATTTGAAACAATAAACTTATTACCAGGTGGTAATGTAATAATAGATCACTTTAATATATTTGTTTATGTTAAAGAAACAAATGAAGAAAATAAATGGTATACTTGGAAAAGAGTACCTAGTATATTCTTAGCAAATGCAAATGAAAGAGTTTTTGAAATTAGATATAATGAAAATAAAAACTATGAATTAAAATTTGGTAATAATGTAAACGGTAAAAAGTTAAACAGCGGAGATCAAGTCGCAATTTATTATATCAAATCCTCTGGGGAAGTAGGCAAGGTTACCAAAAATACATTTGTTGATAGTTCAATTAACATTTATAATACTTCTCAATACGATACTATATGGGCAGATATAAAAGATACATCATTAAATTATCTTGGAATAGAATCTGTATTAAATGTTAATATTAATAATACTGAAGATAGTACAGATTTTGGAGAAGAAGAAAAAGTATCAGAAATAAAACAAAACGCGCCTCGGTTCTTTAGTTCAGAATATAAACTAACTACGAAAGGAGATTATAAAAGTTTTATACAACGAAACTATAAAAACTTAATTTACGATGTAACGGTACAAAATAATAGTGATTATACTAATGACTATTTAAAATATGTTAATGATGAGTTAGGTCTAACAGATTATACATTAGATACAAACGCGCTTTTTAATCAATTTTATTTTGCAGATAGCGCAGATGCAAATAACATATATCTAACTATTGTACCGAATTTGCGTAAAAATAAAACAGTAGTAACTCGTTCTAATTATCTTTCTAATTCTCTAAAAGAAAAAATACGAAGCGAGATCGAAGATTACAAATTACTTAACAGTGAAATTGCTTTTATTGATCCAGTATACTTAAACTTAGATTTATCTTTATCCTTCTCTAGCGAGACAAATAAAACATCTTATAAAGATTATACATGTTTGGAAATAAGCAGAAGTTCTCGTTCTCTAATAAACGAAGAAGATTTAAAAACAAAAGTATTTAATACTATAACAACCTATATAGATTCTATAAAACTTGGAGGTTTAATAGATGTGAGATTTTTGAATAACGAACTTGAAAAGATTAAAGGTATAGAGAAAATAGAAACAATAAGAACTGATGTAGAAGGATCTGGTGTACCTGGTCTTTCTTTATGTATTTTTAACCCAATTTATAATGGAAGAGATATAAAAAATATTGATACTAGATGTCAGTTAAAACCTTATCAAATACCTTATATAGAAAATTCAACTTTATTTAAAAACAAAATTAAAGTAAAATCATCAACTAGTAACAATAGAGTCGTTGAATATTAATGTCTAATCCACTAACCAACACTCCTGATAGTATACCAGTACCGATAACTGTTACTGTTAATACATCAGCCTCTCCTCCTCCTATTGATGTGACTAAAGTAGAACCATTATCAACTAGTCAAGCCGGTTTTACTAGAATATCTAATTTTACCTTTGCTGCAGATTTAACAGGTACTAGCTCTTCAATTATAGATAATTTTGAACCTAGATTATCTAATACTAACGCAGTATGGGATTTTGGAGATGGTTATACTCTTAGCGCCGCTAACACTACTACAACTACTCATAGATATAAAGTACCTGGTATATATAAAGTATCAATGTATTTCTTTAACGAAGAAGGTAATACTAATATTAACACAGTTACTAAATCAGTATCAGTTTACAATCATGTACCGACTAATGTAGCTATTAGTAATAATTATGTTGCTTCTGTTTCTGCTGCTCAATTTCCAGCAGGATCAAAAAATAATTTGTTTAATGCAGGTGTTTCTGCTTCATGGCAAGACATACCAGAGGATGGTAAATTTACCTTATACCTCACAGCGAGCGGTAGTAAAGCTAAACCATACGATACTAAAAGTAAATACGCTCACTTAGTGCCGTATAATGCTTTTTTTGACCCACAAGATGGTAGTCTAATTAATAGCATTAAAGGTTTAAATTTTAAATTAAACAATCAGTATTATGTAGTTAATCCTTCTACTAGTAAAATAGAGCCAATTTTAGAAGATAAAGTAGAAGAGTTTACTGTTGCTGGTATGACTCCTTATTTGTTAGGTGCTACAGTAAGTACGTTCCAAGGTTATGATAGTACATTTACAAACACGGCAGGAGTTACATCAATGCAACCCTCTCATCCATATTCTGTATCCGCCCATGATACACCAGCATTTATATATTATGATGATATACCTAATATTAATCCTGGTGTGAGGTTATTGTTTAAGCTTGATACTAGTAAACATAAAGTAAGAAATTTTTATATAGATGATATTGACTCAGATATTAACAATAGTGGTTTAACATTTCTAGAAACAAATCAAGTAGGTGCATTTGTAGGTACTGCGACTACAGAGGTTGGCTATCCAATTAAGATTTCTAAACCAACTCCTACAAGACTCTCTTTCACCTCTACAGGTATGAAGGAAATGTCTGGTATACAATATAAAAGACAAGGAGATAAATTTCAATTGTTTATAGCATTAGCAGATAGAGAGTTAAATATTGCTAAATTTTACCCTAACTTTTTATGGAGTAATACTAATACTATAACTGCAGATAATCAATTTTACTTAGAATGGACTGATGGTACTACAACAACTACTTCTAACATAAGTAGTATTAGTACAAATAAATTTCCATATGACACTTCTACTAGTAAAACAAATTTAAGTAGTTTTCTATATACTAACATTACCCCACAAGAAGCAGGTACATGGACATTAAACATAACTGGTAGACTGGATTCCTTTACTTCAACTCAATCAGTTTCTGGTTTCGGTGAGGTAATAGATTATGATGGTACTGGTCCGCTTGGTCCAGTTGCTTTAACAGCTTCTCATGGAGATGTTGGTTCAGGTAACTTAGGAGCTGGTAATGCAGGTACTGGCAATGTGATTGAAGCATCCTATACTTTTACAGTACTGCCTTCTACAAATGATGTTGAGGTTTATAAAACTAACGAGGATATAGATTATTCTCAAACAATAAAAGATTATAGATTTCAATCTTTTTTACATGAATATGATAATTTATTTGACGGTATATTTACTTCGTTTGTTGGTGAAGCAAGCTCAAGTCCTACTGTTTTCGGTAAAACAGTTTTTGAAAAAATAGCAAACTTTGTTGCAAATAATAACGATGTTGATTATTGTAACCTAGATAACTTACAATCATTTTATGATTTCTTCAATGAAGATATAGATATTGTATTACCAACTCCTCCTCCAGAGTTAAAACGGTTATATGATTTGTTTAGTATAAAATTAACTAAACTCTTAGGGGATTATGAACGACAAGAACAAAGTTTAAACTCTAACTACTACACAACTTCAGCAGACGGAAGAAACGTAGATTTTAACAACCCTATCACAGCATCAACATACACTGTTTCAGCTTATACTAATTTTGTAGCTAGGCAAAAGTTTAACAATGAGTTTGTAGTAGTAAAACCTCAAAAAGTTGCAACCAAACATGTTGATGGTAGTTCGTCTGGAGAATCTTCTACATACCCACTAAGCTCTTATAATGTATATAGTAACTGGGGTTGGCCATTAGATACTTCAGTTTCAGGAGCAAGTGGTTTAGATGGTTTTTATATTTTCTACCCATATACAACTTTCGACACTACGTCTTCTGTACAAAATTTAAAAAACAGTATTGTAGATTTCAGTAATGATTATACATCTGTTACTCGCAGTACATCTTCTATTAGTAATTGGGATAGTACTGGTGGTATAATATATAAAAATGTAGATTATCAAATAAGGAAAGGTCTTAATATATGACAATAGATTTAAATACAACTAATCCATTATCTTTTATTGAATGGAAAGCTTATTATGAAGATATTTCTGACTCTTCTGAGTTGTCGATAAATTATAATAACTATCTTATTGAGTGGAAAAATCAAAAAGAGACAAATACTAATTATAATAACGATTATACTAAAAATATTTACATACAATTTTTAAAGAATTTAAATTTATCAACTTTAGATACTAATGTACAACGCTTTCTTGAGAGAATAGATACTGATGATGTATATGAACTAGAATTATCAGTTCACTATTTTATTGAAATAATACAAAACCAATTAACTAACGTTCGAGATTTGAGAGAAGAGGTTAAGTTTTCTACATCAAAAAATAAACTTAAAACTTCAAAAGCAGGTATAAAAAAATATTTAAAAAATTATATAGCTAGGTTACTCAGTAGTAAAGAATTTGTAAAAGAAAATACTAACACCGCTATAGAAGATATTAATATACAAAAAATAGCAAACAATATAGAAATAAATTTAAAGAGCTATGTTTCTGATGAATTTTTGTATAACATTCACGCAATAGATAAAGATTTAATTTTAAATATTACCCGTAAGGTACTTAACGAAGTACCTAATATATTACAGGCAATATCAATAAACACTAATGGTAAGAAGTTAAAACTAGAAACTAATAATATATCAACTCCTGAAAGTATATTGAGCGTTAATCAACCGTTTTCAAATTTTGAAAGATTACCTGGTAGATACTTTAGAGGAGAAGAAAAGACATTAGAAAATTTAAAATTTACACACGAAAAAGGATTAATAGAAAAATATTTAGCAAATGATTTATATCATGTATCTGGTAATAAACAATCTGCAAAAGCAATACAGCTATTTAATAATACTAATCCTACAAATAGTTTAAATCAAAGATACAATCCAAATTTATATAACAAACCTGTAAACATAAAAAGTACAGAAATTTACCCGTATCAATTGTCTTTTAAAAATACTGGAACAACTAATTTTTATTCTAACGGGTTAACATTTAATATAGACTTATCTGCGTTCAATGGTACAGGTTATGTAGTTCCTAATCCTAATAAATATGAACCTGGCATTAAATGTGTCGGTTATATTAAAAATAGCAATACTGGAGAGATTCTTCGTAATATAAAAATAAAACAAAAAACACCGCTCATTTTTAAAGCAAAAACAAACGAATACAAAAACAATGATCAAAGCGCTTCTATAAGTTTTTACAATAATAAAATATTACGAAATTATGGATATCAAAGTCAAGAAAATAGCTTAGAGTACTCTTCTACAGGTATTAATAAAAGAGAAGATAATATTAGTTTCTGGGAAGATGAAATTGGTCATATAGATTGGAAAAATACTGATACATACCCTATAAGCGTATTAAACATATATCCAGAGTCAGAAAGGCTTACAGATCTATTAATAACTAATAAAACAGGCATTAAATTACGGAGTGATGTATATGGTAATGAGTTTTACTTTATAAAGCCCGTATACCCAAAGAGATACGCAGGAACATCATATATAAGCAGTGCATCAGATTCAAGTACCTCCTCTGGTTGTACAACAGCTGCAGAATATTATGATGGGTTATATTTTGACACTTTACTTACTGCTATATCTAGCGCTGAATATGAAGCCACCGGTACTTTATATTCTAGCGTAACTGGAATGTATGATACTTTTATAACTAGTCATGTTTTACCAGAATCTGGTACTCATTGTACATCTCCATCTAATGATGGTTGGAGAGACCAATTTTCTGCGCCATTAACTGGTTTTACAAGCTGTAGCGACTTACATACAATAGCATTATCATGTGGTTCTGTTTCCGCGGTCTCAGCTATTGATGGTGGACCGTTTGCTGGTCACCCAGGGTCTAGTAATGATTTAATAACTCATTATTTTACAGAAACTACAATACCGTATATGACAATTGATACTTCCTCTATATATACAAACTCTACTACTACATATGAAGCATCAGCAACTAACGATCCAACAACAACCGCAGTAAAGTTATTTGATCAACAGTTTATTAGCGCTGGAGAAGTATTTGTTAGAAACATACATACTCAAACAGTAGACCCACTTTCTACAGCTTTTGCAACAGTGTTTAATAAGCACTCTACAGGTCTTACTAAGGCTAATATACTTACAACGAGTAATATATTAGACTTTGATATCATCGAAAATACAATTTACGTGCAAACGTCTGCAGAAACAGTAACTGAGTTATATGATTTTGTAGATGGATCATTTAAAAATAAAGCTAGTTCGAAATCCATAATAACGTAGTAAATAATTTATATGTTCAGTACTAAACAATCAGACGTATTTTACAACGACGAAACAAAAGAAATGTTTGTTTGTACTGTAAGCTCTCTCTCTGCTGATCGGTGTGATGGTACCTCAGAAATTGTATATGGCGCTGTTCCTTTAATATACAAAATAGATAAAAACACTAATTACAAAAGTAGAGTATACCCTAAAGATTTAACATCATTTAGTTTGAGTTCTAATTCTGATCTATTTGCAGTAACTCCAACTTGTCCTGAAGGTACAAATTTTGATTCTATAACAAAACCTCTTATTAATTATAATAAAACTACATCAAGATATTCAGTCACATTCTTAGGGAGATATACTTCTGATTCAGATGGTCTTGGTCTTAATAATTTTATATTTGAAGATGTAAATTCCTATTTCCATTTACTTGATTCAAAAATTTATATTCCTAAAGGAAAATTTACTGATGATCAATTTACATTTGAAACTGGATATTTAAATTCTGATTTATATATTGCAGGTAATACTGTTCGTAACGGTAAACCATCATGGTTCAACCCTAGTACTGGAGCTGAGATAGAAAGATCTCCGGACTACTCAATCGGACCTATGCACGTACAATCTACAAGTAGTTTAGGTTTTAATTTAGTACTCGACCAAACAAACACTACTATTGACGCCATTACAGGAGATAAATTCTACCCAATGTTGTACAGTGGTGGTTTTATAACATATAATCCAAAATACGTTGCATTTGATCCAGAGTATACAATTCGGGTAGATTTTAGAGCTAGATCATTTAATGTTCCAAGCCCTACAGCTTACGGTGGAACTCAATCCGTAGGAACTAGCGCTACTAGATGGGTACAACAATGGGCCCCAGCAGGTGCAGGAGAAGGATTTTGTCTTTCGTTCTTTAGAAACCCAGAAAGAAATTCGTTTATAATTCCTAATGGTGTAGGTTCTACTCTAGGTTATGCTATAGCAGATTTTAGTTCTAATGAGGTAGCTGGTACGGCGCATTCAACAGTTGGATTATTCAAACGAAATAATTGGAACCCAAATACTGGATATAGTGGTAATATTGGTACAGGAAACGTTGGTAGCGGTAATACTGGTACAGGGAACGTTGGTAGTGTAGGAGAAGGTAGCCCGGCAGATAGTTTCTTAGGGGTTGGGTTTGATATTGGTGGTAACTTTGCATCAACCTCAGAAGATAAACCTGGTTGGTTTGATGGTACCTCTTATACAGCTTCTCCATGCTCGATAGGTATAAGAGGTAGCAAATTTTATGATACTCAAGTACTCACATCTGTAGACATGAGTGCAACAGCAGGTGCAGCAGTACCAATGCATACTTCTGCAGTGTCAGCTCAGTTTGTAGATTATAGAGTTGATTTAACTAATAAAGGTACCAAGGTAACAGTATACAATAAGCTCACTAGTGAAACAGATTATAATACAATATTAGAATTAAGATTAAATGTTGGAGTTGGAACAAGTGGTACAACAGGAGAAAAATATAACGCATGGAGAGGTTTTCAAAATAACCAACAAATAAAAAATGAAGAATTACCACCTTTAAATGTAGGTTTATCCTTTACTACAAGTAGTAAAGCTAGTCAATTTGAACTTCATAAGTTCGAAGTTACAGGAGTTAAAGTACATAACCCATGGGCTAGTGGTCCTCGAAAACTTAGAGAAGAAACAGCAACAGTAACTGAAAAAATAGATTACTTACAAGAATCTTCTAAAAACTTACGCAAAAAATTAATTAATGTTGATATTGGAGATTCTAATGACACAGTAGATGTAGAGATGGTAATCCCTGGGAAATCGAGAATAGCAAAAGCAGTCTCTAAAATATCTAATGCTGAAATTACATTATGCGATGATAATAACCCTGAAATAATTGAACAAGATGTAGATGTAAGAATTACAAAACTAAACCCTAATCAAATTGATAAAACAATTGCAGTCGCAGAATCTGGAGATATTCCTAAAATACCAGGTTCAGTTACAGTTATTAAAGACGATGGAAGAAGTATACAAGGAGAGGAAATATCAGAACCAGATCTAGAAGGCGAACCGCCTCCGCTAATTACAGGATTAACTCCGCACTGTCGTTCAAGATATAGTTCTACTGTTTACGAAAGTGAAGGAGATATACCATATTTTGTGTGGTTGAAAAGTAATAAAATAACAATTAAAGGAAAAGATTATTATGTTTGGATAGATAGTATTATGTATCATGGGCCAGCAGGCCCTGGGCTAGAAAGTAAAAAACCAGGACACACCAGAAACAAAAGTAAAAGTACATCAACTATCTTGTTTGATAATTACAAATATTTTGAGGATAAATTGTTAGAGGAAATAAGTAAACAACCCGGAGAAACAGACTGGGAAATAAGGCAAACCGCTTTACCACCTACTGTAGGAAATGAAAGTAGGTTCTATGGTAAAGCGCAAACAGAAATGGAAACTTATTTAAAATATTATACTTCAGATATAAAAGAATGGTTCCTTATGCCAATAACAGCCCCTAGCTACACAGGTCGCGGAGGTACATGCGCTATAGACCCGGGGGAATTTCTTCCAGGAACCTCTGACGGTGGAGGAGATGGAGATGGGGATATTGATCACGTTGTGCGCCCGGGAGACAGAGAAACATTCACCAAAGATTGGGAGGGATTCTTTAATTAACAAATGAATACGTTTACATACACATTAACAGCAACCCCACAAGCCGTAGGCGGTACAAAGACTAAATCTCAGTCTTTAACAGGTACTACTGATGTAACGTTTTCATTATCTGGATTAAACGCTTTATACGAAGTTAACAATGACTATAAAATTAATAAGGTTGTTGTTGATTTTGATGACGGTAAGGAATTAGTTTTAACTAGATCTTTATCAGGTACAACTATCGCATCTTTATCTAGTGAAAACTTTAAACATGTAATACAAACAGACTTTACCGACCAAGCTAAAAGACATGTATACTTTACAATCTATAGAGATGATATGGAAGTAGATGTAGTAGATTTAAAGTTTACAATGTTTAAACCACCTATCACTACTTACGAAGATGTAAACTTATTAAAAACCGACTATTTTAATAATGATGTAGATAATGAAAAATTACTATTAACATTTATTAATAAAAATCCAGAAGTTATAGGATTGAGTTTATTAGATATTGATGTTCCAGGTAAAGCTGGATATGATCCATCTCTTACAACTAGTCAGACTACTAGTACAAATGCTTTTACAGTAGGCTTTACAACCGATTATGTACACACATACGCATCTGAATCTAATACAGGTAATGCAATTCAAGTAAGTCTAGGAGATGTTATTAATCCAAACACAGGTTTACCTAAAGACAATGGTAAAGTTTCTTTTAAATATAGAACAAGAGCAGCGGAGTCTGCAGAATCAGGTAACTCAGATGCAGTAATAAATTTACCTAACAACCCAGAATTGTTTTATGTACCATTGACTGCGAATTCTAGCTTTATACACTTAAGTGGTTTCTTAAATTGGAATTGCGGTGATATAATAAAGGATATAGATTTAACTACTAAGACAATAACAATACCTCTTATAGATATTACTGGTACTAAGACCTCATTGACTGATTATTATTTTACTAATGTTAATACAGGTGTAGGTACATCGATGACAGGGTTAGCATCCGGAGGGTATTTTTACTTAGATTTATATGATGTTACAGGATGTGACTCAATAACAACAACAACAAGTACAATTACAGCGTTTGTAAATTACTAATAGAAATAAATAATTATATGGCCATAGAAGACGAAATTATTAATATATCAGATATCGATGTTGGTACAGAAATACTAAACAACGATAAACTCATTATTGAAACCAATAACGGTACCAAGCTAATATCTTTCAAAGATTTTGTAATTGGAGAAGAGAATATTACATTTAAAGATAAACTAGTTCAAGGCGCTCGTACAGGTAAAACTAGTACAGAGACTGACATAGTAACCGGATATAATATATTAACAACAGATACTGTCGCAGGCCATTTAACGAAGTATTCTGATATTAGCGGTACTGTAGAATTAGGTAGATTTAATTATGTTGGAGTATCGGAATTCGCTTCCTTATCAACTACGATAACAACCAATGAAACACGCATCGGTGATGTAGAAAAGGCGATTGCAAGAGTTGAATCAACGTTGAAAAATACTGATTCTGATGCATTAAATTCTATTACATTAACTACAAAGTCTGTAAATTTTGTAGTTACTCAAACTGGTAACGGTGGCACCGGTACTACTGAATTTAGTTTCTCTACCAGGACACTTGATCCAGTATTAACAAACCCTAACGTGGTGTTCGCCTCTAGTCCATTCAAAATTACATACCCATCAGATAGTTCTTACGTTGACGGTTTTATTCAATTTCAATTCGACGGTACGGTAAGTACTACAAGTACTACAACTCCTACCAAATACGCGGATTTAATTTTACTACTAGATGGAGTAGAGGTAGGTTCAACTCAATTTATAGGTACTGGAGCTGATCTCAAAGGTAAACATCAAGCTCAATTAAGTAAAGTTGTGTATGTCAAAAAAGGTCAGACAATAAGACTCACTACGTCAAATGCAGTAATCTTAAATGATGGTGCTACGTTTTTCGGTGTAAAGATTGCAAGTTAAACAATGAAAGTTAATTCTATAGATACAGAAAATATTGTACCGGTTGAGTATAGCCATACTCACGATAGTAAGATCTTGTTTCGTAAATATAGAGAGAATTTCGATTTTGGTCTAACAGTTGATCAATATTATTTTAATGAAGATGCTAAAGATAAAAAAACTAATTATAATACTCAGTATACCCTTACTGAGTTAAACTCTTTATCTACAATAGCAGAATTAGATATTCCATTTACTGAATCAGTTGTTGATGTATTTTCCTCTCCTATACAACATGGTGGTAAATATTTAAAAACATTTAACTATGGATCTGAACCCGAATCTTTAAGTAGCAGATTTGTTACCTCGACAGAGTTCGACCCTATTAGTAGTGAGTTTTTATTTACTTTTACATTAACATCAGTCCCTGCTACTGCTAAATCAAGTACTCTCAGCGGTAGTTTACCTACTAACCAACAAGGAAGTGAAGATAGAATTTTAGTGAGTACAGTTTCTGGTGGGGATACATTTTTTCTAGTAGCGTTATCAGCAACCAATACTGTTGCAAAATGGACATCAACAGATAGTTTAAAAGAACAATGTTATTTTAGATATGGTATCGCGGATAATAAAATTACTCTATTAAACCCTGCATCTGGATTTGCCTCAAAAATATGTATAAATAGTGGTCTATATACAGACCTGGATGATGTTTTAAGCTTGTCTACTTCTCCTGGTTCATTTACTACTGCTGCAGCTTTAAGTACAGCTAGTTTTGATATTACTAGAAACGTATTAACTAAAGATTTTAAAACTATACCTAATAGTTATACTAAATATATTTCCTCATATAATACAGATACAGTTGACTTAAACACATCTACTGTTGTAGACCATATAAGTAATAATTATTTTGTATTTACTAATAATTACAATTTTTATGATAGCAAGACTAGTAGCAATGAGAATAAAATAAAAGCGCATGCTGATTTCTTTCCGTTAAAAAACCAAGCTACTTTACACGAATATTATTCAGAGAATAATCATTTCAACTCTCAACCAGCTCATTTAAATCGAGTTTATGAAAAAGTAAACGCTGGAACAAACCAGCAACGGGGGTATGATAAAATAGGATTATCTTATAATATTGGAACATACGACATAGTATTTAAACCAAATAAACTTACATACTTTACTACTCCTGACTCAATGTCTCCTTATACAGTTTTAAACATAAAAGATTCAAAAATAGAAAATCTAGGAGCTATTGCCGGTAGTAATCCATTGATGTCGGATAAAGTTTTTAAGCGCCGCGAAAGTGTTAAAAATAATTCATACAGCGATAGTACTGACCCAGTTTATTTATGTAGTTGGTTATCTGGTAATGATATTGGAGACAGAAAATGGGTCGATAGATATTATAACCCTCATGTTTCTAATTTTTCTGATGCTCTTTCAGGTACGTCTTTTTATAATGTTGTGACGGCTGCAGGCGCTGAATCTACTGAAACATTTGATGTATCTTCTAGTTTAACTTTTGAACCTAATAATGATTATATTTTTTATCATGTAGGTGGTAATGATTATAGAAATCTATTTAAAGCTTATAATACAACATATAATGTTGCATCAGGAGTTGAGTATATAAACTACAAAGGAGTTCCTACAACACCTAACAAAGTAAAAGAAGAAGATGAATTAATTTTAAATGGAGAAAGTTTCGGTAGATTTAATACTGATATTAAAGGAGATTTTAGTACTAGTTTCTGGTTACATACCACAGATAGTACATTACCATTTGGCTACCAAATTGCTGGTAATTATTTTGAAGAAGGTTTTGGCATTTTTAATACTGATCTAGTTACTCCTAATATTATTCTACCAGTAGAAAATGTAGATTCTGGTATAACAAGTAAATTATTATTCCTTAATAATGACTTTGAAATTTATGATGAGATTGTTGTAATGGATGGTCCAACAGAAATAGAAATCTTAGGTATAGGTCGTAAGGATAATTTTTCTGAATTTTATGTGTTAGGTTCTAATTATATAATATATGTTTATAATGCGAATAATAATTTAATTGGTCAAATAGAAGACATGAAGAACGGTCTATTAGATACCGTTGATGGTGAACCACAAAACGGACAGTTTTCATCTTCAGTCTCTGGAACATATGCTGACGCAGATACAAAATGGGCAATCGATGGTCATAGTAACGTGTCTAATATGGTATGGGATTCTGCTCACTTATATGGAGACTGGGAAATGGGAGAGATACAATTTGACGGTGGATTAAATGATACTGTAAATGGTGTCAATTATTCTGGTTGGAGATGGAACGCTGGTGTTGCTGAGCATGTTGTCAACCCCTTAAACTCTGCGTTGAGCGCTGATAATATGTATCAAGAAATAGGCGCTCTATCTGGTGAACATTATGACGTAACATTAACAATGTCTGATCGTACAGCTGGTCATGTAAGAGTTTTTATAGGTACTTCTTGGCCAACTCCTCCTTATTGGAAAGATGGTTTAACAGAAAATAAAACTCATACTCTAAGAGTACACTCTGTTGGAAACAATCCTGGGAGATTATTTATACAAGCAACTCATGACTTTGTAGGTAAGATAGATAATATTACTATAAAGAGAGTTATACCGCCCCCAGTAATAGATGACTTTGAAGTCGGAGAAGATAAACTACACGTGTTGTTTGACCCAATAAGACAACACCCTAAATGCTTTACATATAACTTTAGAAACAATAAAATAAGCGGAGACATTACTAATGAACTTACTAGTGACACTGTAGGAGAAAAAGGTAAAGTAGTTGAAACAAGCTCGGGTCATACCTTTTATTCTGTAGATTCTAAAAGCGGTTTCGGTAATGAAATGTCTTTTGATAATTCTGGTGATGCATATGCAGTGAGACAAAGTAATAAATCTGCAATAGGAGATACTCGTAATTATTTACAAAAATTATCTCCTAGCAATACTCTAGATTATGATAATAATAATAACTTAATAAAATCTGGCTTAAACGTAGAATCTAAAATTAATGGAGTACAGATTGATGACGATAACAACATAATTGTATTACACGATAATAATATAATTTCTATTCTAGATAGTAACCGCATTTTGAAAAGAACAAGAGAATTTTGTCAACTAGAAAACTATCCATTCCAGCAATCATACATAGATATGATATATGATTTTGAAGATGGTGTGTATAAAAAATATATTCTTTTTGTTCAAGAATATAATGATGGTTTTCGTTTAACAAAAATTAACGATGAATTAAAAGTTATAAGTACAAAGAAATTTAGAAACTTAAACTTAGGGGATTTAAAACTAACCAAGTCGTTAACCTCTTTTTATTACCTCCGTAAGGTAGGTGCTAAGAAAAACAGAATGAAAGTTTTATTAAAAACTAAACCTCTATTCTCTTCTACTGGAGTAATACCAAAAACGAAAACTGAAATTGACTTTGATTACAGCCAATTAAACCCAGGTTATAACCATTTCTTTGTTAACGTATCTGTACGCAAAGGTTATATGGAATTATATGTTAATAGTAAACGTTATAGTAAAGTAGAATTTCCATCTGGGGTATTCGCTTTAGATAATGTTTTAGGTACTGGTAGTTATATAGGTGCTGTAAGTACACCATTTTACTTAACTCTTGCTAATAGATTATTACAACCTAAAAAGTATTTTATTAAGAATGCTAAAATAAAAAGCTTTAAAATGTATAACAAAGTAATGACATATTATGATATGTTAGCTCATTACAATTATCACTTTGAAGATAAAAATTTAATCTGGTCTTACCCAATTGGTCAACGTACATATGTAGATACAATTGATAAATTAATGAAGTTTAATTACCCAGAGAAAATTACTAACAACTACAAAGTCGAAATTGAAAATACAGGCCTTACAGACGATAAACTTAAAGACAAGCTCAAGGATAGAATTACCGAAGAGTTACAGAAAATAACTCCATACTTTGATGAGGTAAAAGATATTGTAATATCTTAATTACCTGTTAAAAATACTCTCTTTATATTTTCAAGATCACTCACCATCTGTTGAGCTAAAGCAACGCGTTGCGCATCTACGCCTTCCATTATTAATTGTTGACCGTTATAAGTGTGTTCTGAGACCATTTGACGATACTTAGCTATTGCGCTATCAATCGCGGCGTATGTTTGTCTTGGTTTATGTCTTTCGAATTCTGATGGGTTCATAAAATTTCTATTATTATATTCTATCCTAATTTTATTTCAAGTCAGGCTTGTCGGATAATTTATCAAGCACATTATATAAATCTATAAATTCTTTTTTGTAACGACGCTCAAATCTACGAGCATCTACTTCCCATTTATTATAATAATATTTGGGTCTAAATTTTTCACAGTCTTCATCTGTATAATTTAATTTACCTTCATCTACGTTGAGCATATTATCTTGTATCCAATGTCTCATTTCATGTAGTATGTGACCAACAAATGTATCAAGTTTTTTATCTCTACTCCAGCCGTTCTGATCTAAATGTTTGGTAATATGTAATTCGTTGAAACCAAAATAGTAACCACTACTAGTATGATCGCAATTAGCAATTTGTATTTGAGTTGTATCTGGTATATCAAAATCGCGAATAGAGTTGAGAAATATATTAAAACATTTTTCTACAACCTTGAATTTTATATTATGCAATTTTAACCACTTTTTGACTTTTGGTTTTGCTTTCAACTCAACCGAAATCATGTAAATATTTAGTCGAGTTAACTAGTTTATTATCACCTATCGTCCTGCGTTTCCCAAAGGCTCTACCCTATTAAAAACATTAACCTTTATAGGATTTGGTGACAAAAAAACCCCCGGAAACGGGGGTTGCTCAATGTTATGAGATTTATTAAACTGCGAAGGTAATTTCAGCTGATTTTACAACTGGCTTCTTGAACGTAGGAGTACCAGTAAGCAAATTTAATGCCCGGCGTTTAAACCTATCCATCTGACCACCTGGTGTATTTAAACTACCAATCCGATTCTGGATATAAGTATGATTCTTATTCTCAATCGCATTAGCCATCCGAGCTGCATGCTGATGATGATCTACATATTCGGTTACTGCATTAAATGCATCCCAGCGTGACTTTCCAAGATTACCATCACCCCGGCTGAATAAAGCAGCAATATCATTATGACGAGTAACGGTACGTTCATCTTCATTATTCTTCATCGGATATAGCTCACCCAAGAAGTTGTATAGTTGCTCCTTAGTAATCACTGTACTATCAAGTCTAGCAAAATCAGTATACATGTTCTTCAAACTATCAATATTCTTAGCGAATACATCCTTAACAAGATCTAACCTATTACTATAATTCGAAAAATGCTGAATTCGATAATCTCTTGTAGACTCTTTAGTCATTGCTACGAACTGATTATTACATGCACCTCGCATTGATGTCGGGAAAATACAATTTGATATAATGCCATCATGGCCGATCAACATTGTAATCATTGAGTTAATTTTATCACCTTGACGGTTAGGTAACTCAAAGGTATAATCTTTAGGTAACTCAGCTTGCACCCAAATACGACTACCACCGCGCATAACACCGGCAGCCTTATATTCTCCACCATACATCTTACGAACTTCATCAAATGCATCGATTAATTCCTCGTTCTGGATAGGAGTATACTTTTTACCCGTAACAGTATATACATCTTTAGTTCTACTATTACGTAATCCGTAAAATCTCTTAAAACCTTCATCTCCGGTTGCATCTCCGAGATTTACCTGCTCTACCTCAAAATCTAACCCTGCTTTAGTGAAAAGCTCGTTTTTACTTGAGATTTGATGAACTCCTTCAACTGCTATTGCTGAATGTTCGTTAATGTCCTGTAATGCTACGTTTCTATCGTTGATCCTCATAACTCCATTATTATAGACTGTCTTTTACCTTTCGTCAACTAGTTTTTTTCCGGATATCTAAGATATTAGTATACTCTTTATGATAAACCCATGAATTGACGCGTGGCTCTTTAGGTCTCTCCCTGTTTTGCGCGTTTGACTAGTAACTACGTAGATGGTATGTATATCGTCCGGCTAGAAAGAGATCTCCGGCCCTGCATACTCCGGCCCGTCATGTAGATTTAGATATATCTATAATTTTAGGTTTGGGTACTGGTGGATCTAGTCTGCCAATCAATTTCTTGGCTTCTGCAACGACTTTTACGTTGATTGCCCGGACTGATTCCGGATCATTAGCTGAAACTAGCTCTGTTCCGTGATAGATTAGCATATTTGCTAAATCCATGTAGAAACACTTGTAATCGTATTTACTTTGTGACTTTGAAGGCATCGAGTAATAATTGTAATGTATCTTTCTCTACTTCCACTACTACCTCTGGTTCTGCGGCCTCTGTGACTCCTGTAGAATCATAATCCCCATATATGTCATCTCCGTCTTCTTCGTCGAATACACTTGTATCTAGGATTGGTGATACTGCAGTAGATGCAGACTCTAGTATGTTCTGCTTCTTAATGTCTAGGATAATTAAATTTAATAATTGATTAGTAACTAAGTCCTTCTTAGCCCTTGCTATTATGCCTGTGCAATCTGCCTTCGAGAACACACCTTCTAGCATTTGTATAGGATTCTTTAATTGAGAGTATATTAAATGCGGTAAATATAGTTCTGTGATCTTCGCACAGTCTCTAATTACATAATATGCACCTTTCTTGAGTATCTTAACTCCTGTATCGGGTGACTTAGCAGCAACTTTAGCAGCTCTAAGTAATTTTGCCTCTTTACTCTTAGATTCCTTAAGTAGCTTCTCTTCAAATGTCATATACATTAATATTTATAACTTTACTCGTTCTTAATCCAACAATAAGTTATATTTTCAATTTATAGATGGGATCTGGCTTAGGATTCTCATAATCATAGTCATTTAACTCTCGCAAATATAGCATATATTGATCTCTCTCTTCTCTTGTAAGATTATCAGTCAAATGTAACCCTTGTTCCTCTATCTCTCTCACTTTTGCCGCGGCAGATCCAGGTGTTAACTTATAACTACCTATAATATAACTACCAATACCTATAATTAAGATTAATACTAACACTTTATTGACTTCCTTTATAGTCTTCTTCATATTACATCCAAATAATACACATATATAACTTAACACTGTCACAAATACCGCTATTGGCAAGGCGATGAAGATTAATAATGGATTAACTGGCCTATCAATTATCTGTCTTTTGTTCTTCTCCATAAATCTAGCGCTTTTTTTACGTCCTCTTGAGTAATATCAAAGTCACTGTCAGTTTTTGTTCTTGGTATTACTCCGCGTGCAAAACCGACGAGTCTCTTAAACGTTTCCCACGTGGGCTTAGGATTAGCTAAACCTTCCCATTTTGATAACAATTCCTCGCGTGTCATTGTAACTATTTACTCTTAAAAATTGGAGCACGTCCAGGGTACCGCCCCCTGCATAGATGGTTTTGCAGACCACTCCGTTCACTTGCTCGGTCGACGTGCATTAATTTGTGTTGAATATCTCTGATATCTTATTAGCTGATGACTTAGGTCGACCAATCTTAAAGAGCTCAAGACTCTTATTAGTTGATCTTACTTGATCCTCTGTTATATCTACATCTTCCTTGATCGTTATATAATCACTTATATATCCACCTGCTAGTATTCGTTCAAATTCTTCCTCCATCAATTGTGATACCCTATCTACCATAACAGAGTCATCTAAATCAACTGCATATTCTAATTTGAATTCCATTATGGCTTTGCGTATCATTATCGTAAAAACTTCTTAGTAGAAAACATAAATGCGAAAAAGTTAATTACAGGCATACTAATTAATACTAATATGTTAAACCATGCAGCTTGCTCGAGATGTTGAGCTTCTCCTGCATTACCTGTAATCGCCATTAATACTCCTACTACAAATCCTACACCAAATAAACCACCAATAGTTAATGCTATAGTAACTGCCCATGCTATAATATACTCTTTCATAAAACCTATTATAGCGTCTCGAGAGAGTTTTGCAAAAATAATTTCCCATGCACTTCAGATACCGGTTTACGGGACCTCTATATATACCGGATTCTCGTACTTAACTCTCTAGAGAGAGAGTATATATAGAGAGAGACTATATAGATAGATACACTATATAGTCTCAACTATTATATATGTAATGTTATATTATTCTATTATAATATAACCATCACCCTTCCATACTCTTTTATCACCTTCTATTGGGCCCACTAAACCTTTAAACATATTCGGATGATATTTAACTACTTCACTCATACCAGACTCCCAAACTAATATATATTTCTTATTCATATTATAATTCAACTACTCTTATTATAATTCAACTACTCTACAATTCTTCTTATCACAACTAAACCCTTCACCTCTATCAAATATATGAACCTTATCACCATCCATACCTACACATATACCATCATCAACAACATTACCTGCCTCATTTAATACTTCTACTCTCTTACCTTTCATATTATCTTCATTCATATCTTCTATTTTAATATTTTTATTCATTATATCTATCTTAACAACACCAATATTATAAAGGCATTTCCTGAAACCTGCAACAACTATTTCACTTTACTTTTACTTTACTTCCACCGGTGAGTAAAAAAAGGCCACGGTTGCCCGTGACCTCTCTTTGTTGTTATATGGGGGAATTAAGCTTGTACTTCTTGTAGTTCAGCTAATGCTTCATCAAAGGTAGCAGCCTTAACTGGCTCTGGTTTAACTTCAACCTTTGTCTCTGCCTTCGATACTACATCATCAATCGTTACAGGCTTCTCTTCTCTCTTCTTAGGTGCAGCCTTAGCTGTATTATATACACCACCATCGAACCAGAAGTCAGTAACACGACTCTTGCTATTCTTCTGAACTAACTCTTTAAGCTGCTCATCACTAATAACGTTATCTGTATTCTGTAGATCACTTAACGATCTACCAGCGCGAAGTTGACTACATACGTACTTACTTACATAATTAGTAAGCAACCATTCACCACTCACTCCAAGACGCTTAGCCTTATCATTTAAGTAGTTGTGTGATGTCTTTCTAGATTGACCAGAAATAACACATGCGAGGACTGGGGCTGGATTCTTTTTATTCATTATATTAATATCTTTCTATTTTAGTTTAAAGCTTTATTCAACAATCTCTTCTGTGGCTCAATCTCACGATGTATGGCTTTGAGCATCTTCATCATTGCTCTCCAGCGCTTCCATCCATTGAGATTAGCAGTTTGTTTTTCCGTCATTTGTATATCGCAATCAGCGTTCATGTAGATAATTATAGTGGCTTTCCAGAGAAGTGCAACAGTTATTTCGCTTCCTTAGGAGCATATTTCCAAAGCTTCTTCATTGATGGAGCGTTCTTTTTCCATGCATGACGCCGCGCTCTTCGCGCATTAGCTTCCTTCTCTTTTACTCTATCTTCATACTTCATATAAGTAAACTCAAATGTACTATTATCTTTCGGCCTTAGACTGTCAATCTTTATACCTGGCCTATCTTCATGATCATCAGGAAATTTGAACCTATGTAATTCAGTATTCATTACTTGAGCACTATGCTGTATACCCATCTCAATACCGAGCGTAATACCTTGCTTACGTCCTGCGTTGAATCCTGCATCATATGCTTCCTTTGCGATTTTTTCTTTTGTATCCATATCTTAACAACACCTATATTATGGCGGCAAACTGGGGATACGGCAACACCTATTTCCAGATATCTCCCCTTTATTTTACTTTACTAACCCATAGAGTAAAGTGAACCTATGGGCAAAAATTATAAAAATAGCTAGAGAGTATACCCCTCTAGCTAGATTATACTAATATCCTGAAAGAATAATTAGTGAGTTTTAATGCGGGATTTCCGTAATTCAGAACTAAATTGGCGGTTATTCAAACCAACCTTAACTGTCTTACCACCTACATTATAATTAGCCTTAGCTGAATTAACGTAATATTCGCCGCTTGGTGACC